ACCGCAAGGGTGGATAGGCATGTTGATCGCAGCCCTGATTATTTCAGGGCTGAAATAACGTCCTCCGATCAACCTCTTCACGGCGAAAGCCACTTTTTGCCCCCGTTCAAATTACCCTCCGCCTGATCAATGCCACCATCACCTATATCTCTCAGGTGATGTTATGGCCAATAAAGATCTCGAACTCGCACTCCGTATTAAAGCCGACCTGCAACAGGCGATCCGTCAGATCGAGCAGCTGGATGCAGCGCTGGATGAGACTACCGCCAGTGCCGGTTCTGCCGGCAATGCCAGTCGCTCGGCAGCGGGTGGCATCGGCGTACTGGGCACCTCGGCTGCTACCAATATGCAGCGCGCCACAGGGGCGACTCGGGAGTATGACGCAGCGATCCAGTCGGCCACCAGCGCCACCCATCAACTTCAAGGAAATACCCAGCAGCTTGGCGGCGGGATGACCGCTCTGGCCGCCTCGGTGAAGGCGGTGACGCTCACCCTGGCTGCCGGTTTTGGCTTGGCGCAGATCACCCAGGCCAGCGATGCCTGGACTGCCTATGAAAACCGGCTCCGTCTGGTGACCAACACTCAAGCGGCCCTGTCGCAGTCATCTGCAGACGTCTATCAAATTGCACGCGCTACCAGCCAGCAGCTGGACTCCACTGCCGCTGTATATCAGCGTTTCACTCAAAATGCCGAGCGGCTGAATATTACCCAGCAGCAATCAGCACGTCTGACGGAAACTGTCAGCAAGGCAATTGCCATTTCTGGTGGCTCGGCCGCCAGCGCTGAAGCGGCCTTGGTCCAGTTTTGTCAAGGGCTGGCTTCTGGTGTGCTGCGTGGCGAAGAGTTCAACTCGGTCATGGAACAGGCCCCAGGCTTGGCGTTGGCACTTGCTGAAGGGCTGAACGTCGATATCGGCAAGCTGCGTGAAATGGCAAATGAAGGCGAGTTGACCGCTGATGTGCTGGTCAATGCCTTGAGCGCAGCAGCGGCCAGTGTGGATGAGCAGTTCGAAACACGCGTCAAGACCATTGCACAGGCTGCAACGGAGTTTGATACCGCGTTCACCCGGTTGGTGGGTACGTTGTCCAGCGGCACAGGTGCGGGTGAAGCAATATCGATCGTCATTACCGATCTGGCTGACCTTCTGGATGTGCTCTCCGATAATCTGGATATCGTTGATGCTGCTCTTGAAACTGCGCTTGTTTTGACGGCTGGTCGTGTCGTGGCCTCGCTCACAACCATGACCTCGGAGGGTATCAAGAATATAGCCATGCAAAAGGCAGCAGCCACAGCAGCCATGCAAAAAGCGCTGGCTGATGAGGGTGCTGCCGTTGCCGCTAAAACCGCCTCTGTAGCAGAGCTTGAGAAAGCACGTGCTGCGGTGATTTCGGCCGAAGCGGATGTAGCCGCCACTGCCGCTGAGGTGCGCCGAACAGCTGCACTTGCATCAGCGGCTACAGGGCTCAGCGGTAAGGCTGCGTTAGATGTGAAAGCAGCGGCTGCCGTTGCTGCACATACGGCAGCGGAAGCACGATTGACTGCAGCACTTGGCACCCGTGCAGTCGCAAGCGAAGCGGCTGCTGTCGCGACAGCGTCTCTGACGACGGCGACAGCCGCCTCTGCTGCAGCCGCTTCAGCAGCCAGTGTGGCTACCAGCCTGTTGACCCGTGCCATTGTCGGCTTGACCGCTATCGGCGGACGTATCCTGGCAATGCTGGGCGGACCCTTGGGCATTGTAGTGGCCTTGGGCCTGGCAGCGACGGCCTTTATCGATTTCGGCAATGATGCCCAGTCGGGTATGGATCGCGCCGCGTCCGCGACGGAACAAGCCAGCCTGCGTATCCGCAATGCCACCCGAGACATCATTCGCGGCTTGAATATTCCTGATGTGAAGGCTGCCAACTTTGATCAGTTAGAGGGTGGTGTTGAGCAGCTCGAAACGATGCTCGAACAGGCTAAAGAGACCCGTGACTATATCCAGCAGCTCAACGACACCGACATCCCGCTTTGGGATGACAGCATGCCGACACTGGATGAAGCCAACGAGAAAGTTCGGTCTCTGGAAGCGGCAGTGGCCAAGCTTCGCCAGGCCCAAAACGATAGCCGCTTTGATGGCCAGAAGGCAGCCGGTGAGTATCTGGAATCACTACAGAAACAGAATGAACGTCTACAGAATCTGACCGAGCGTGAACAAGCCCTCGCGTTCCTGCGCAAGAACCAGATCGATGTCAACTCAGAGCTGGCCCAGAACATCCTGGCGTTGGCCACCGCCAACGATGCCCTGCGTGAGTCACGCGGTACCAGTGAGGATGACCTCAGCCGCGCCGATCGCTTGGCCAAGGTCAACACCGAGCTGGATAACCAGCTGTCGCGCCTGTACATGCTCAAACCCGAGCGCGAAGCCCAGGTTCAGTTTGACCGCATTGAAGAGCAGTTGCTGGGCAACAAAATCACGCTGAGTCAGCAAGAAGCTGCAGCCCTGCAGCAAAAAATTGTACTGATCCGCCAGGCCAACCAGGTGCAGTCCGAGATGGACCGTATCTACACCGCCACCATCGGCGTGCAGACCCGCTATAACGCAGGTCGTCAGGCGGCGGATCGGCTCCTGTCACGGGGTGTTATCACGCAGGAGCAATACAACCGCGAGCTGACCAAAACCCGCGAGAGCTACCTCAACCAGATCGACCCCATGCGCCAGATCAACCGCCAGATCGAAGAGCAGGCCCGCCTGCTCAAGCTGCCCCAGAAGGAGCGCGAGATCGAGGCGAAGATGATCCAGCTGACCAACCAGCTGCTGCGTGAAGGGATCGATCTGCGTGAGGATGAAGCGGAAGCGACAAGGCTACGTGCTGCCCTGGAACGTAATCAGTCCGACGCTGAAGCTTACCAGAAGCGTGAGAGCATTCAGGCGATTATCGAGAGCATGCCGGGGTTCGACCCCTGGATGGATTTCTTTGAAAAGTTCGCCGGCGAGCTGCGCCGCCTGTGGGAAGAAACCGACGGTGCGCTGCTGAGTCTGGCGGGGCGCCTGTATGCCCTCAATTCCGCCTTTGAGGCTGGTGCCCTGACCGCCGAGTACTACAACAACCAGATCGCCCGTCTGAACGTGGAATCAGCCGAGTTGCTGAATACGCTGGGGTTTGGTGACGAAACCACGTTGTGGGTGGAGGCACTCGGCCAGGTGCTGGATGACTTCACCACCGTTCAGTCTTCGCTGGCAGACATCCTCGGCAGTGCAGCTTCAACTTGGGCAGATGGTTTGGCGGATGGCCTGGCACGGGCCGTAGTCGAGGGCGAAAACCTGAAGGACATCCTGCACAACGTCGCCAAAACCGTGGCCGTGGACATCCTGCGAGCGCTGATCAAGCTGGGCATTCAGTACCTGGTTAACCGCGCCCTGGCCAGTGCGTCGCTGACGTCTACCGTGGCGCAGCAGGTCGCGGCGGCTGGTGCCGTATCCAGTGCCTGGTCACCGGCGGCAGCACTGGCGTCTTTGGCGACATCTGGTGCCAACGCCACCAGTGCCAACTCGGCCATCGTCTCCACAATGGCGCTCACCTCCGGTTTGGCCAGTAACGCCTTTGCCGATGGCGGCTATACCGGTCCCGGTGCCAAGTACGACGTCGCAGGCATCGTGCATGCCGGCGAGTACGTCCAGCCACAAGAACGCATGCGTGAACCCGGCGCCATGGCCTTTATGGAGGCATTCCGCCGCGATGGCATGGCCGCACTGCAACGCTTCCAGGGCTATGCCGATGGTGGTGCTGTGTCAGCCAATGCGCCGCTGGCACAACCGGCCGGTATCGGCAGCACCTTGAAGAACAACGTGGATGTGTTCGTCGGTATGCCTGATGAGTTCGTACTGAACCGTACCTGGGGCCGCGCCGGTCGTGAACGCTTCTATGTCGAACTACAAGATAACGCCGCCACCGTGCGGCAGATACTGGGGATGGATTAATGCCACATACCATCGGGTTTGTTGATAACAGCAACGGTCAGCTGGCGCATTACAACATGCTGCAGGTGATCCGTGATTTTGCCGCCGCCAACGGCTGGCAGGTGTTGCGCTATGACACCGCGCTGGAAAACCGGGAGCTGATTCTGAAAGGTGTGGGGTACAGTGGCACCGAAGAAATTTTCGTGGGTTTCCGTACCTATCACAATGTCGACGCCGACTATTACAACCTGGTGGCGGGTGGCTTTACCGGCTACGTACCGGGGAATGACTTCGACCATCAGCCGGGCGCTGCGCTGTCAGGTGTGCCCAGCCATAACCAGCGCGTCGACTACTGGCTGACGTTGACTCCGCAACGGATCGCATTGGCTATGAAGGTTGGCACCCCGGTGTATGAGTCCGCCTATGTCGGCAAATGCCTGCCCTATGCACGCCCCAATCAATATCCATACCCGCTGGTGTGTGGCGGCATGCTCGACGGCGCAGCCGCGACCCGATTCAGTGAGACGGTGCATGCCGGGTACTTCAAGGGCAACCGGGCCAATATGAAACTGCGTACCAACGATGGCTGGGTGCAGTCCCATAGTTACCCTTGGAGCAACTTATTTCTTGCCGGTGATGCCACCAGCACGACGAAAACCAACCTGCGTGATACTGGCGGAATTTACCATTTGCTGCCGATCGAATTGCACGACAACAACGCCAATATCTGGGGCGCCTTAGAGGGTGTGTTCTATATCACCGGCTTTGATAATGCGGTCGAGAATACGCTGACGCTGAACGGCGAGACCTATGTCGTGGTGCAGGATGTATGGCGCACAGGACACACCGATTACTACGCACTGAGGATGGATAACTGATGGCTTATTACAGTGGTGCTGCCAGTGACTTGTCTGGACTGCGCTCTGCGCTGGTAAATGCCTGTGTGTTTGAAGGCTGGGCGTGGGATGGTGGCTCGGAGGTGCTAAGTAAGGGCGACCTCTTCTTGAAATTGCAGGTTACTGCTGAGAGTTTGACTCTACTTGGCCGAACCTCGGCAGCAGCTGGTGATGCGCCCAATATCGTTCGGATCGGGCAACTCTTCAACTCATCCACAGGGCCAACCTACCAATTTTCATGGCCAACTGCGTGGGAGTTGTTTGTCTTTACTGATCCGGACGAGGTGTTCCTGATTGTTAATTATGATGTCGACCGATATCAGTGGTGTGCTTTCGGTCAGTCTTCAATTCAGACGCTTCCGGGAACTGGAATGTGGTTTGGCGCCACTATAGGGCCGACTATTATTAACGACGGTAACTACAATGACGCGCCTTTTTTCATCGCATCCAACTACGGTGGGTATGACTCAACCTATGGTATGGTCGGTACATCAGGCGCACTGGCGTACAATACTTGCCGTAGCTACAGGAGTACGGCATCGGCTAACTTTTGGCTGCATTCGGACCTGGATGCTCAAGGCTGGTTGATCAATGAAAAAGGGAGTACCTACGAGCCTATAGGCATCCGCTATCTCACTGAACTGTTGAAAACTCAGCCCAATACTTGGAACAGTGAAGCGGTTTTGCTCCCTCTTCGTGCCTTTAAGGTCCGTCCAGAAAATCGGACATCCCTGACCATGGACTTACAGAACGCACGACACCTGCGCATTGATAATTACGCGCCGGGTGAAGTGATCACATTGGGCAGTGATCAATGGAAGGTCTTTCCATGGCATCGGAAAAACATTGATGCTCGTGATGGCGGGAATGAAATCGATCATACCGGCACTCTGGGCTGGGCCATTCGTTATGAGGGGCCATGACGATGGTCGCCCTGGCAGGACAGCTCCTTCAGCCAGCCGAAGGTCAGGTGTTTAACACTCACCTGACCACGGATCTGGCGCAATTCACCTGGGTTAATCAGTTCACGCCCAGCCCATTCGCCAACGATACGATCGCGTTACAGCAGACGTGGCTTGTTCAGCACTGGCCGGTAGAAGCCAATGGACGTGCCATCACGGCCCAGGCCATGCGTTGCTTTCAGCATGACTACTACTATCGCATTCACGTCGCGCCGCAAGTGTTGGATCTTGGCAATGTCGTGTCAACCCAGACGCAGCCGGTCTATGTATGGAATGCGCACCTGGAGCCCAAGACGCTAACGGCCATTATAGGGCTGGATGAGGGGCTGGAGTTACGCGATCAGCCCGAGCCGCCTCTATTGTTCCAGCCGCTGCAGGAACGGGTCTATCAATTGGCGGTGACCACAGAAGGCTCGCCGGTACTGGATATAGGGCTGGTGTGGCAGTTCAGCCATGGCGAACTGCAGGGGCTGCATTTGACGGCGCGTCGTATTATCGCCTGGTCATTTATCCCGAATTGGCGCGATGGTGTGAACGAGCAGCTGGAGTGGCTGACCGATATCCTCGCCTCCGAAACGCTGGCCGAACAACGCCGGGCTTTGCGGACCAGCCCGCGCCGCCAACTATCAGCCCCAGTTCTGGTAGAAGGCACCCAACGTCAGCACTTTGATATGGCGCTGTTCGGCTGGGGCAATCGTATCTGGGCACTACCGATCTGGCCGGATATCCAGATTACTTCAGTACCCGTTCCGATTGGTGCGGTGCGTATCGAGTGCGAAACCGAGCATCGCGACTTTTACGAGGGCGGACTGGCCATGCTGCAAAGCCTGGAAGGTGACGCTTATGAAGTGGTTGAGATCGATACGCTGGATGCTGCTGGGTTAAACCTCAAACGCGAGACTCAGCAAGCTTGGCCTGCCGGTACTCGTTTGTATCCTGCCCGACCGGCGTTGCTGACCAGCCAACCGGATGTACGGCGTCTTACCGATACAGCGATGAAAGCTGAAGTGGAGTTCCTGATTCAGGAAGCCAATGACTGGCCCGCGTTTAGCCTGGAGGAGCTGCCGCAATACCGTGGCTGGCCAGTGCTGGAAGAGCGCCCGGATGAATCCAAGGATCTGACCCATACGCTGGAGCGCCTGACCACAACGCTTGATAGCCGGACCGCCAAGCCGCTGGTGACCGATATCGGCAAGCAACCAATGCCTGTGATGAAGTGGCGTTGGCTGGAGCTGGGGCGTGCTGCACGGGCGCGTTTCCGATCCTTGCTTTATACCCTAAACGGTCGTCAACGCCCCGTCTGGGTACCTACCCATGCAGATGATCTGACTCTGGCAGCCATTGTGGTGGATACGGGCTTGTCGTTGGATGTGGTGAATATCGGCTACAGCCGGTTTGCACTCAACGCCGTAGGCAGGCAGCACATCCGTATCGAGTTGCAAAATGGGCAAATCTTTTACCGCCAGATCACCACGGCCAACGAGTTGAGCCCTGCTTTGGAACGCCTTTCCATTGATCAACCACTGGGCGTACAGGTTACTCCGGAAGACGTGTACCGCATCTGTTGGATTGTGTTGGCGCGCAGCCAATCGGACAGCATCGAGATCCATCATTTGACTGATTCGGAAGGGGTGGCTTCGGCTAATCTGACTTTCAGAGGAGTACGCGACGATGAGCTTCAGTCAGTTTGAATCTTCCCTGAACCAGGGACAGCCGGTGCGGCTGTATAGCTTTAGCCGTGGCGTGTTTCGCTGGTTGTACTGCACGGCGGAGCGGGATGTCACCGTGCAGACGCAAACCTTTCGTGCGGTATCCGGCGGCATCAGTGACAGCGGTTTGAAATTGTCCGGCGAAACCCGCTCGGACACATTGACCATCACGGCTCCGGCCGACATCAGTGTGGCCCAGTTGTTTCGCTCGTTTCCGCCCAGCGAACCGGTAGGGCTGTCGATCTTCGATATGCACTATGGCGATGATGAGGCCCGGCTCAGCTGGAGCGGCCGTATCAATACCGTGCAGTGGGCAGCGCTTGACCGATGCCGCATCAAGTGCGTGACCCGCGAGTCCGAAATGGGCGAGCCAGGTCTGACCGATGTCTATATGCGCACCTGCACGGCCGTGTTGGGTGACCACCGTTGCCGCGTCGATATGTCGGCACATCGGCTGGAAACCCTGGTGCAGTCGATGGATGGTCAGTCCATCTACAGCGGCGCGTTTGAGGCCTATCCCGATGGCTGGTTTACCGCCGGTTATATCGAGTGGCCAATCGGCAATGGTGAATTTGAACGCCGTCACATCGAACGCCACATCGGTAGTCAGTTATCCCTGATGGCCGGCACGGCCGGGGTGCCTTCAGGACTTACTGTGCGGGTCTATCCTGGTTGTGACTTCATGGCGCAAACCTGTCGCGACAAATTCAACAATGACGCCAACTTCAGGGGTATCCCGCATTTGCAGGGTGAAAGTCCTTTCGATGGCGACCAGGTCTGGTAGGAGGAAAGTATGTGGCCCGTTCTCATCACACTGGTAGCTTCGTTCGCCATCATGGTGGCCTTGGCCCCCAAACCGGCGAAGCCCAAGCCTGCCGCACTGGAGGACTTCAGTTTCCCTCAGGCAGAAGAAGGCACCGCCCAGTCGGCGGTGTTTGGTCAAGTC